TCGTGCTCAGACTTTAAGTACCATAGGTATCCTCCAGTTCCAATTTCAGTAGTAACTTCAACCCATCCAATTTGAGCAACATCTGATCCGTTAACGGCATACTTGTCTCTTAGAATGATTGGTTTGTTACTGAAAGTTGTGAAAGAAGCGTCAACTGAATTACCAGCTAAACTAGATCCTTTTCCATACTCAGAACCATATACGAATGTACTAACGCCTGTTTGTGTATGTAAACCAGTTGGCAATTGCCCATTGGCAGTATCATATACTACGATGTCGTATGTTACATTAGTTCCAACCTGAGGTGTAACGATTGCTTTTACGAAAGCTTTTGCCGTTATATTACCTTTGGCTAATACTATTGTCATACCTGGTCCTAGTAAAGGTGCTTTACCGTCTGGTGATGTTGTTGCATCTGGTAAAGATATTGTTTGGATCGCTGCAGCTTGAGTTGTTACATTATCATAAGCGATATGTAATCTTCCTTGCTCTGACCAAACTACTTGATCCGACGCCATAGGCATCTCAGCTCCGACCATACGTAAAAATCCTGTGATTGTTCTGTTTCCATAACGCTCGATTTCTTTTTCGTATACCTCAGGTAAAAATTGTTGTGTAAAATCCATGTCCGCTAAAGATAGGTAGTTGTCTCCAAACAAACCTTTTATCGGGCGTGGTGTTAAGTGCGCTAAATTGGCTAATGTAGCCGGCGCGGTTGCAAATCCTGCCATAATTTTTCTTATTTAATGTGTTTAAATGTTTTAATTTTCAATTTTGAATCACTTCCCCCAGAATCAACAGATCTTACTGCCCATCCATTCGATGTTTTAACGTCTTCATGAACGCCTCTAGCGCCCATTTGTATATTTTTCGAATTGGACATACTTGTTTTCATCGCGTCGGCTTTGCCTTGCTCATAAAAATGATTTGCAATAGAATCTGCATTCATAGCTGTAAACAATCCCTTGTGGTACCCCGCTGCATCTGACATTTGGTTATCTTTATCCAAGAACTTCTTGACAAAATTATTAATGTCGCTTTGGGTTTCCTTAATAGTAGGAGCGTCTTTAACTTTAAAACGGAATTTTTTGTCTCCAACTTGATAATCAAAACCTTTGAAATCATCGTTAAAAACACTTTCCGTTTTCTTTAAAAACGTTTGTGTTTGTTTTTCAGCTAATTGAGTTGCTGCTTCGTTTTCTTTTGTATAGCGATTGAAAAAGTCTACCGCTTTCTTTTGTTCAGGAGCCAGCCTTGCGCCGCCTTTAATTTCCTGATAATATTTATCTTTTAATCCAGTAAGGTGGTTTTTAGCTTTTGCTAATTCCTCTCTTCTAGCTAGTTTTTTTCTTCGTATATCTCTTTCTTCGTCTAAGTCTTCATCATAAAGAAAGTTATCTTCCATCATAAAGTCTATGTCTTCTTCGTCTAGATGAGGTTTTGTATTAGCGTAGTATTCTCTTAACAGTTGAGATTCGTCTAAGTCGTCATAATTCTTATTAAGCTTAACATAGTCCTCAAGAGTCCCGCTTGTTTCATTCATAAAGTCAACAACCTTTTGAATGTTTTCAGGTAGTTCAACGCCGGTTTCTTTTTGTTCTTCTATAGCCTCAACTATATTGTCTTGCAAATCATCCGCTTGCTTCTGTACTTCTTCTTCTGTTATTTCCTCTATAGCGGATTCTACAGCATCAGGTACGGCAGTTTGTTCTTGCACTTCAACCACAGGTTCTTTTGCCTGTATTGGTTCCGGCACATCTTGCATTAGCTCCGGGGTATCTTGTGCAGGCTCCGCTAGCTTAGACATATCTAATTTAATTGTTCCCTCTTCGTCTACTGACATGGGATTTGTATCAACAACCTCTTCCTGAGGTGTTTCTACTTGCTCTGTATTTTCTGTTTGTTCTGACATGATAAAATATTATATAATTGTTATTACTATTATTACCTAGGATCGAACGCACCTAAGCCAAAACCTTGGCCCATTACGTCATTTCCTGCGGATTCAAAGTTTTTAGGTGGAGAATCATTCTTTCTTTGAGCAATCATCTCACTTTGCTGGGTACCTTGTATTCTAGTTCTTTGATCTTTACGATCTTCTATTTCTTTCTCTTTTGATTTAGCCCCGTCTACTTCTATACCTTTTAATTGCATATTGTATTGGAACTCTAATGCCATCAATTCTTTCTTAGCATTAACCTCGACGCTTATTCTTTTTTCTTCTATGCTTGCTTTAAGTTGCTCCAATTGCGCTTTAGTCTGGAACATAGCTTGATCTTTTTGTACTTCTGCTTGAGCTGCCACCTGTTGTGCTTGGGCATTAGCCTGTGCTTGAGCTTGTATATTAGCTTGCTGTTCCGCTTGCAGTCTTTCCTGGCGTTTCTTTTGTTTGACTTTAAGCAATTGGTTTGCTAGCTTTATATTTTTAACTTCTCGTATGTCAATAGCATCAGATAAATCTATAGATCCTTGCTGTAAAGCAGTCTGAATATTGTTTTCAAGCATAGCGGATTCTTCTGCATCAGGCATTAGTTCTAGTGATATTCCAAAGTCGTGCATATACAAGTCTGACATTTCCTCCAGAATACCTACATTAAATTTACCTATTTTGGTTATAAACGCTTCTTTAGCTGGGTGATACTCTATTATATCTGATATTCTTAAAGATAAGCACTCGCAAAGTTCTCTTGTCAAATATAAACCTGAATCTAATATATGCCTTGTTGCAGTGTTTGAATTTGCTGCTGCTAATTTTTGCACCCCTACTAATGCTCTAGAGTCTGGCGTAGAGCCGTCTCTCGCTTCATTTAATCCGGTTACATCCCTTATCATTTGCAGATAATAGTTGTAAGTTGCAATTAGTGTTTGTAGTTTTTGCCCTCCGCTTCCTGTTGGCACTTCCTGTATAGGTACTTTGCCAGGATTCATATCGCCTTCCTGTGTAAATGATCTACCTATTATAGAACCTGTTTGAAAAAACATATTTAATGCTTCTTGCGGATTGTAGTTTGTTCCGTTACCTAGGTCTACTTCATTGATACCATCTGCATCGAGGTATACCCCGTCAGGAATCATTCTTTGTAGTACTTGCTGTAATTTCAAGTGGGTTAATTGTACCATATCGGCAAACCCTGTACATTTACTTACTAATGATTCTATTTTGCCCTTATACATTCTAGGAGCGGTAATAGCGTAATTCATTTTAACCTTAGATACATCGCTTTTAGGGCGCATCATATTTTTTGCCATTTCCCACTTAAGCATTATATCCGTACCAACAATCATAACACCTTCGTAAAGTACTTCAAGAGATCTTGACATTTTACCAAATTGCTCTTCTAGCATTTCTACCGGAGGATCAAATTGATCATCTCGCACTATTATTTTGCTTGCTCCTGTCGCGGTCTCTTTGACCTTATACACTTCGTTCATATAAGTCTTATAATTAAAATATAAAACCTGTATAACGTTTGAGTCTCTGTTATTGTTGTATTGATTGCTTACGGTCTGATCAAATACACCGTAATTTTGTGTTCCTTGTTGTTTAATTTTTTCTAACTGATCTTGAGTTAATTCGGGAAATTGTTTTTTAATTTCGTTTATTGGCACAAACTTAACTTCTCCGACATAGTATATATCCTGAAAATAAGGGTCCTCTGTATAAGAGTATACTAAATAAGCTGGATCAACGTAATCAACGGTTACTCCTTCTGATTCTGAAAAGTTATTTTTTACACAACCTATACCCAATGTTGCTAAATCTAAGTAGGTTCTTCTTTTTGTTAAGTCGTACCTATTCTCGTCAAGTAAAGTGTTAAGTGCGGTTTCTTCCGCTATTTCTATACCTTGCTTGTAAGTAAGCTGCATGTGTATGTCAAGCTCTTCTTGAGAGTCCGGTAAAGTTTCAGGTGGATTTTCAAAAAGATTAATACCAAAATTTTCTTGAGCAAAGTTATTTAATTCTTCTGTTTGCTTGTCTCTTATAACAGATTCCATATAAGCTGTCCTTTTGCTTATACCGTAAGGATCTTGTGAATAAGTAGTAATATCAAAAGATCTATCAGCAATACCATTAACAACTATGTCAACAAACTTTGATAATATTGGAACCGGCTTCCAGTCTAAGTTTAAATAAGATAGATCACCGTTTATAGAAAGCTCGTCTTTGTATTTCTGTACAGGTTGCTCGCCCCTTGAGTATAACCTTAACGTATGAAAAGAATTTTGATTACTTCTGAAGCGAGTTACGCCTGAGTTGCTGCTAAACCATTCATTTTGAATCGCTCTACCAACTTGCAATCCGTAATCCTGAGAAACTTTCTCTTGATCACTTACCACTTGGCTAGGGAAAAAACTATTTGTTACGCTATTCGCCATATTATTTTTTTATTATTTTTGACATAGTGCCTTCATGGGAAT